TCAGTATGCCAAGCACTGACCTACATAGATACGGTTAGGGTTGCTGATGTTATTGCGTGCGGCTAATGCACTTACCGACACGCCCAGTCTGCCGGCGATACCGCTCAGTGTGTCACCACGGCTCACTGTATACGTGCGTGACGTCTGTCCGCTGATGGTCAGCCTGTCGCCTGGGTGCAGCATACTGTAGATAGTTCGCCCGTTGCGTGCCGCCAGCGTATACATAGACATACCGTGACGGGTAGCGATTGACCACCAACTATCACCACTCTGCACTGTGTAAGTGCCGCTTGTTTGCGTTGCTTGCTTTGCAGTCTGCAGAATTTCCACATCTGAACGCTTGATCCAACTCATGATGCCGGCCAGTAGTACTCGGTCGCCTGATACCTGCTGTACGCGATAGGCTTTGCCGTGTACCCATGACGGGATGCACTGACCACTTGCCCACTTGCGGGCCGAGAAGTTGACCTTGACCGTGTATCCAGGCTGGATGTCAGATTTAGGCGTGCTGTCCGCCTTGATGCCCTGTTTTACCGCCTGTGGTTTGCTTGCAGGTTTTGCAGCATCTCCTTTACGGTATCCGTTTTGCGTGATACCCGTCAGATCGACGTTGCCATCTAAACCGCCGGCACGATAGCAGCTAGTGAATTGCCACTGTGCCACGCCGTCCATGCTCGGGAAGTACGCATAGTCCGGTGTAGTGGTGACACTGTAGTCCTTGTACGCGGCAATCCACAACGAGTTGGGAAACTCAGCTAAAATCCGCTTGTAGTCAACGTGTAACAGCGTGTACGGCTTGTACGAATAATAAATCGGAGTATACCCGGATTGTTTGATACGTCGCATACCATAGATGATGGCATCCGTATTTGCGGATTGATCGCAAGAAGCACCATCTTCATAATCCAGTGCTACGATTGAGTTTTTAGGCGTCTGAATCCGTGGTAAAAAATAATCCATGCACTGCTTAGCTTTGAAGATGTCAGAGCCGACCTGATACCAGATATACGTGTGCATCCTTAGTCCCTGCGCGATGCCGGTAGCGACCTGAGATTGGTAGGTGGCCTGCGTGTAGATGCCGCCTGAGTTTATGCCGCCGATTTGCGAGATAGCAAATTCATCACTGGCTTGGCCTTTAACGGCCGTATACCCTTGATACCGTGATAGATCCGTCCCCTGCGCTCTGCTTGCCTGCACGTTTTGACCGCATAAAAAAAGCCCTGCGCAAGCAAGGCTAGCAATTACGATTTTAATCTTATTTTTCATTCGTTGCACCGTCCTTTGGAACCGATACAACGCCAAGAATCGTTAGAATAGTCAGGACTGTATTGATACAGTCCTGTGCTGATGCAATTTTTCCCGTCAAATCCAGTCCCATAATCTGAGCCAGTTGCTGTACTAACAACAGAATCGCAGAAACGAGCGCAACCAACACCGTCTTGTTAAGCGTACCATCTGCGTTGTACAATGCTTTCTTAATTTTATCAACCATTTTTTGATTCCTCCTTAAGCGCATGGATTTCAGTTTCATGCTCAACCAATTTGAGATCATGACGTCTCAGGTCGTCATTAATCTTGTCGATTTCAACTTCTTGCTTGTGAAAATTGGAATTCAGCGTCTTTAAATTGTCGTTAAGCTCATTTAGCGACATTCTAAGCGGCGACAATACGTCTGACATGCCCTTTTTAAGCAGCTTGCTCAACGCAGTCGTAACAACCCCTATTAGGGTAGCTAAGCTGAGGATTTCTCCCCAACTCAGTCCCCATAACCCATGAATCAAACTATCACCTCAATCTTATTATCCTACCCACCCTCCCGCAGCTATAGTTATTATTCTGTTTCAGTTTCTGAGTAAACCTGGTCTTGCACAGCGTAAACAAATTCTCTGAACGAATTTGCATCATCTCTTACAGCTTTGGAATTCTTGCGATAAAGATCAACGTTGGCAATTGTTGTAACGATATCTTGACTCAACGCATCATTAGATGATACTTGCGCCGAAAAACGTGCCACCAATTCATCTCCTATCTTTGATTCTCCAGAAAGGTTGACTGTTTTCTGCTTTGTAAGTGCCATCGCTAATCCTCTTCTTTCTTTTGATTTGCTTCTGCTACCATTTGTTGCAATTTTTCATTTTCAACTGCCAAGTTAGCTAATTTAATATTGAGATTACCAATTTCAGCAGCAAGATTGCTGATGATTTTTTGTAATTTTTCAGTATCCATTACTTATCCTCCTTATTTTCCGCTCCAATGATGTTAACTAATGACGGATCGATGCCATTCTCTTTACACAATGTTTTTTGTTCCCCGATGGCAGCTGCCATAAATTCCTGTTGACGTTTCTCGATAACCTTATCATCTTGCTCAGGCAAAATAGCCCTGCCATCATCAGAATAACCAATCGGCTCTGATAGCCCCATCGTCCTAATGACAGGTGTGCTACCATCCCCCGTTAGGTATGTTTGCATTTCGGCAATTTCGTCGCCGTTAGCATTTTCGATTGTATCCGTAAGAACAATTGTTTTTTTCAAAGCCATATTATTTCCTCCTATTTTATAAATCGCGAACCTTGGACCCGGCAAACTCTCGGATTCCGCCTGAAGCAAAGGCAATCCCGGATGTCGGTGAAACTCGATTGGAAATCGCAGGTATCTTCCATTGCTGATACCAGTTGGACCACTGACACCACGTAAATCTCAGCTTGTTAGAAGCACCACAGGAAATTTCCACATTTTCCATGTTCATAGTTCCCCACGGCTTTATATCGTCCCAACGAAATGCGATTCCTGATGATGATTTAGTATTTTCGTTGTAACCAACCTGTATAGATGGATAATAGTGGCCACTGTTACCCCAGCGTATGTTCCTGATGTAGAATGGGTCTTGACCTCCCGTATAGATTGTACGTGCTTTGTCATTTTCCAATGTACACGTATCGTACCAATGAAAACCTGTGCCAACACTGCCATACCCTGTTGCCGACCATTTCATCGAAGCATTCCACTCATAATTGCCGTCAAAGTTACCCTTAGTAACCTTGCCTATTGAGATTTCATCTCCATTGCCGCCGCTGCTACTAGGGCAGACTATCAAGCCTAAACCATTCAAATTCGTGTTTGCCATATTTTGGCTATAAACTAATCCACCTGTCCAACGATAATCGCCCGATTGGCTTTCTTGGCGTTTTATATGATACCCTGTGCTGCCAAGATCAAATGCCCACTGATCTTTATTGGAAGCTGTACCACCTTCAGCGTGTATTCCTGACCCGTCTAAGCTCATCCACGAATTGTTGCTACCCATCAGCTTTGCAATTTTAGCCGTCAGCACGCCGGTGGTGATTTTAGACGCATCGATATTAATGACGTTGATTTTGGCTGCATCGATGGTGCCAGCCAGCATCATGTCGGCCGTGATGCCAGTTGCTTTTATCTTCTTCGCAAAAGTCGTCCCGTCAATCGCAACATCGCCGTTCAGCAGGATATGCTTTGAATCAATTTTGACTGCCGCACTAGTCATGTCGATTTTCGATATGTCAGAACCCCCGACGAGTTGGGCAACCTTTAATCCGATACCGTCTGATGATTGCTTGATTGACGTCATGTTTGACTGAGTGTAGTCATCAAGCTTGGTAAAGCTGGCATATGTCAGATGGACAGCGCTGGTAACCCCACCGTCTTCGACTGATATGCATGGCTTTACGTTTGTGATGCCATCTGGCACGGTTATGATGCCTTTAATCCACCCAGTAGTATTGCCTGCAACTTGACCAGATGGTCCCGTTTGCCAAGCAGTTTTTCCGTCTTTAGTGTACCTAAAGAGACCCCTAACGTTTATTGTGCGTCCGCCATGTGCACTGTAAAAGTTGGGAACTAGTAGCTCTACATAATACTTGTCGCCAGGATTTACCTTGCAATCGACATTCCAGTACAGGTCATTGGCGTTAGTCGTACAAATGCACTTGGTATACCCATATGCAGTGTAGCCGCTAATGTTGCTGATAACAGCCTTGGTTTTGAAGTCATTGCACGTCCACTCCCCCACATTTCCATCCTTAAAACTCTTTTTGCCGATGAGCTGACCGCTTGAGTCGAGATTGTATTTCCACGCTTGTTGTTGGAAACCAGTTGCGTCTTGGATCCAGCTTGAGTTCTGATTAATCTTAATTAATTTTTTCCAGTCGTCAGTAGCCTTCAAGCTATCGATTGTCGAGTTCTTAAGCACATTCTCTCTAGTCTGCGTTTCCGTTTTGGTATACACAGATGATGATAAAGCATAAGTACGCTTGACTTCGGCTTGATAGGCCGTGAGTGCATCGGCCTGGTCCTGTATACGTTTGTTAATGTCTCCATCCGACATGCACCAGTCAGTAGCTTTAGTGCCTTTTTCGAGTTTTACGTGGCGGATAGCGATTTGACCAACAAAAGAGCTTGTAGTGCATAGCTGCAGAACGGTAGCCGCCGAGTCATTGGTCGGCTGTACCGGAGATGTGGCGATGGCAGACAAGCGGACAGCCTGTCCTACTTTAAGCGTGCACTCTCCACTCGTCCCGTAAGAGAACCAGTCGCTTTTTCTACGGATTAGCAGCTCAGCCGTGGGCAATCTAGAAGAGCAGTTGAGCAGCTTAACATCGATACTAACTGTATAGATTCCCGCTTCCGGTTGGCCCTTGGGCATATCGATGTACCAGTTGTTGCGGTTTTGTTTTGCTGTTTTCTGCGTGAAGACTGTCCAGCCGTTTTGGAAACTCATAGCGTCATACGAGTTGTGCCCTATCGCCGCGCTTTCCATTGAGCTATTGTCTAGCAAATTCGCTCCGCCAATCTGTAACCCGTCGATTTTGCCATTAAGCGCCTTGTACGCTTCTGTCGTACCGTATGCATCAGCCACTTTTTTGGCAAATCCGCTGCCAAAAGATCCAGTCGATGTGTTGTAGTCAAGCGCACTGATCAAATTGGTTGTTTGCTTTTTTGTTTGACTGGTTTCATTGCTATAGGCGGATACCAAAGTGTTCAAATCGCCAGTTGCCCCATCCTTACCAATCAATTTCCTGATAGTAGTATCATAACCGGCTACTTTCGTATCAATTCCGCTTGCCTTAACCACGCTGTTGGCGAAACTTGTCGATTTCATCGTACTTTCAATGTTTTCGGCCCTGGTCTTTACAGACTTGACATCACTCGCGAGCGTGTCAACTTTATCTGCCGTCTGTTTAAACTGTGTCCCTGTTACATATCCGTTCAAATCGGTTTTGTTGGCTTTTTGACTTAGCGTGGTCGATGTCTGTTGCTTGAACGTGTTGTACTCGTTGTCATCGACTTTAGAATCAATAAGGGATTCAATTCGGTTATTTTCGGCTTTAACACTGATCAATCCGCCTTTTCCGTCGCTCAGTGCTGCTTCAACTGCACCCGCTCTAGCCGACACTGACGTAACCTTGCCATCGAGCGTGGCATACGTGGCTTTTACACCGCTGACATCTGACTTGATTTCCCCAATCGCTTTGCCGTTTTTTGTCACGGTTTTAGCAACGTCATCAACTTTAGTGCGTACTGCGTTTGCGCTGCTATTTGCTTCCGCTGCACTTTCAGAAGCAGTATCCGCAGTTGCCTTTGCCGCTTGAGCCGTTTCCGAGGCTTTAGTCACGGCTGTGGAAAAAGCCTGCTTCTCAGTCTGGTAAGTTTCATTAGGTACGTACTTGTCATCGATTTCTTTAAATTGTGCGTTGAAATCTTTGATGGCCTGGTCAACTTCCTTCTGCGTGTTATGCAGCTCTGCCGTCGACGTAATCAGTTCCCAGTTACCATTCTGGTACTGATACATCTCGATCTCGCCCGATTCCAGTTCCTTGTACCACAAATCTCCGTTTTTCGGGTTGGTAGGCCCTAATTTGCCGTAGTAGTTGGTATTTTTGCCGTTGGCAGACGTAATCTGCGATGCCAGTTCGTCCGTTTTGCTCGACAAAGCGGATACGTTGCTTTCCAGTTTGCCCACTTGGCTCGCGCTCGGCATCTGATTGACGATTGTCTGCAGTCTTGCCAGCTTATCAGCCAATCGGCTTGACAAAAGCCGATAATTAGTAAATTCGATCTCGTTTCTTGTTGGGTCGGTGTATGACTTTACCATTTTCGCTACTCTTGCCGACAAGTACAAAGCGGGGTTATAGTCGTGGTCTAAGATTGTCACCGTGTCGCCTAAGTTCAAGCTAGGGTCAATGACCTTAACTTCTGCATTATAAGTGTATTGTGGTTCGGAATAGATTTTTAACTTGCTTAAAGTACAGCTTAAAAGTTCGCTAGGGCTTTGCGTGTCGTATTCATAAAAGCTTTCGATATAACTTTCATGGCCGGGGTTAAACACCTTATTAGCGTCAACCGCTCTTAGAAACTTGTCGCCTTTCTTTGTCACAAAACCGTCTTTGTTATATTCCAAGGCGCTAAAATCTACATTACCCTCGCTAGTGCCGTCTTTCGATTGAATTTGACCACCAACCCCCGCCAAAGCTGTAACAAATTCAGCTCGTGACTCCTTCTTCTTGATGTCGTCAAGCTCGCTGTTATAAACGATTTGCACATCAGAACGATCGTTCCCGATCTGCTTATAAACATTGATTTTAAAGTCAGCAGGCGCATTCATTTTGACGGTGACGTCAAAGGAGCATTCGGCGGGGTCAAAGGCTTTTAGGATCGAAAGCAGACGCCCCAACCCCGTATCACGACCATCAAATTTAAGAGATCGGCTAAGCCCTTCAAGCCGATTAACTCCCAACGTCCAAGGCGTGTCTTTTGTGACTAGATCAAAATAGTATTTAAACGGGTGCGATCCGTTAAGCGTCCAAATATCCATTGCCTTGTTGATCAATTCAATTCCGGCGTCTTCTGCGTATACTGTCTTAGTGTTATGCGTTTCTTCGTAGTCTAAGATAGTAAAAAGCCAAGTCTTACCATTGTCATCTTGCAACACAATGTAATTGCCCGTTTCTAATGACTTGCTTGCACTATCGCTTTTATCGATTGTAAATTCGTATGAACTAGATCCCGCCTCTAGCGTCATAGTATGCTTATCATCATAAATACTTGCCGTTGTAGCAAGCGTTTCCCTTGCACGGTTCAAAATATAGATTTGCAAATTATTCCCTCCTTCCTACAGGTATTTTCTGCGAATGTAAGCCATTACGTCAGGACGATCGGCAAAGGCTGAGTAGTTAAAGGTAATCAAGTTGTGCCCGGGGTAAGCCAATATCGGGCGACTGCCTATATCTTGATACTTCAAAGCACTAGCGCCGTTTAAATCAGTCGTAACTTTATATTGATCCATGTTCACGTTTAACTTGTCACCTTCCTTTAGCAAGTTAGGTATATCAACATAAGACTCTGCCAAGTCTTTCCTAATCCAAAAATCATACAAATCATTGTTCATTGCTAGGTTGCTACTAGGTCCGTTGATCGCTTTCCAATACGTCATACCACCCGCAAGCTTTGCGGCGCTTTCTGCGTCCGTGTAGCTTATAGCCTGTTTAGTTTTCGGTCCACTACCCTCAACGTTTTCGATTGTCACTGTATAGTTGTTGCCCGAACGTTGGATAACGACTTGTCCAAACAAGTTATCCCAACGAGGATTATACTCATCAACGTAAGCCCAGTGGTTTCCAATTCTAACCTTCACAGACGCATGACCGTCAAACCACTTCCAAAGTTGCACGGACGCAATTAATTCTCTCCCTGTAGACCATATATTAAACTGTTGCAACCCGTGCGCCCTCATTGTTCCAAATAAGAACTGCGTGTAAAAACGTGCGGTGAAATTTTTAATATTTTTGCCTGTTGGGAATGTGATACTTGCACTAGGACCGTGCCAACCTGAGCCATCACCGCCCGCACCAGTGCCCCAACCTTCCTTGTAAGGCAACATATTGCGCAACCGCCAACGCCGTTCTCTGATAACGCTAGGATCATCAAAGCGCCCTTGCTGAGCCGGATTTGCGTTCCACTCGTTTAAAACACCTTCGTTAATAGTCCATTGTTTCAATCCGTTATCGTTGTTTTGGTTGGTTGTTACAATCATTTCTGATTTCTTAACATTAACACCGTCCGGGCTTGATGGGTTGCCGAACAAGTAAGCTTGCTTTTGGTTTGAAATAGACAAATAACCGTTTTCACCGTGGTTAGTAAGCTCAAAACGAATGGGAACGGGTTGAGTTCCCTTATTAACAACATCTAAAGCGTTCGAGGTTGGCAAAGTTATAAGCAATGAGCCTTTCAAGTAGTCTAAAAACACATTAGACGCCCCGTTTGACACTTTAGAATACAGATCAATGTAGATGCACCCATCACTATCAACGTGTTCAAAAAGGCTCGTAGCGTCCTTATACGCCGTTTCAAGTTGTGCAGGTCTGTCTTGACTATGTGATAGTGTATCGCCCCAACCTTTAGCAGGTTTCCAAACTTGCATACCAACGTAGTTGCTACCGTCATCACTAGCACCATACGCAAAGAATTTAAAACTTGCACTCTTGATATTTTCTTTGAGCCAGTTTAACCTTTCGACAATTCCGACAATGTTGTATTTACCCCAAAAGCCCGGATCTACTTGTTCAACCGCTTTTACTAAGTCAAGCTTAACAAGCAAATGCGGTGCTTGATACTTATACAAATTATTCGGGTAAATCAAGGTGCTCCAATCTGTGTAATTGCCGTTGCCCTCAGGATCATCAGTATATCTAAAAATTATGCGTAAGTTCTGATTACCCATATCCTCCGTGTAAGGTATTTCACCGACAAAACCACTTTTGCCGCTATTTACAATTTCGGGCTTTGCTTTTTGGACGTCCGGGCGGTCTACAAGTTCCACTTGTTGCCGTGCGAACTCCTTATCAATGTTTTCCGAAGTAACGATAATATATGCGTACTTTCGCCATGTGCTAGAGTTATCAGCGTGCCAACCCGACAACTTTAAAACATCATCTTCAATTTTTGCGCTGTCTAAAGCACCGGAGGAATTATAACCATTTTTAAAGTTTTGTAGATCAACTTTAAGATCGCTTATCGATTCAGATGATACCATAGCCCCATCTTTAGCGTTCAAGCGGCTATATTCAAGCTGTGTTAGCTCCTGTTTAAAAAAAGACGGTGGTTGGGTAGCCCCATCACCGACCGTATAGCCTTTAAATACTTTGTGTCCAAAATTATTATCCAAATCAAAGTTAAATTGTTTGATTCTAAGATTGTCGCTAAAGGTAAATTTATCTTCGCTTTGCGCATAGGCGTAAGGGTCAAAACAAGTAAAAGTGAAGCTTGATACTATCGACAATCTTCCGCCGTCTGGTGTGTCTGCGTCCGTTAGCGTTCCAACAAAATACTTGTCTGGGTCATCAGCAAAGCTTATTTTTTTATCTTGACCGCCTAAAATTTGATTTAACTGGTAATAAATCTCCCTAAACCTTTGCGGATCGGGGGCGTTGATTTGATACTTAACTGTGATAGTTCTTTCCGGTTTTGAACTTTGTTGCAATCGTGAGCCGTCTTGACTCCCAACTTTTAGAGTTGCCACCGTATTGGCTAATATCTCACGCCCGGTAACTTGTAACGTTTGAAATTCGGGTATTACCCTCTCGATAGTAATTCCGTCAACTGTTAGCGCTTCAACTGGTAAATTGCTAGATGGTGGTACATCTCTAGGGTGAGTATCGTGAAAAGTATACATCTTAAAGCCTCCTAATTCCTATTACCTAAAAGCCTTTGTTTCCGTGCTTGTCTGCGGTCTAATTCTTCTTGCATTGGTTCTGCGGTTACTCTAGCCACTTCCCGACCGTCAATGTTAACTGGTACTTCAACTGTTATCGTGCTCATTGCACTAGTTTCCCAATCAATAGAGCCACTCAAAGAAGCACTAGCGTTTCTTAAACTAGACTTAACACCTTCCATATCGATTGCGGGTACAGTTACCGCCATTGAGTCGGCAACCGAGTCAGCCATAGATCCAACATTTTTCTTGACTTGTTCGAAAGCGGAAACTAAACCACGATTAAAACCTGTCATGATAGCATTACCAGCAGGAATTAAAAGTTTTCTATCGTATTGGATCGGACCTTTATGCTTCTTTATCCAACCCGCAATACCGCCGACAAAGCTCTTGACTGCGCCCCAAGCGCTCCTGAGACCGTTTAGCAAACTGTTCATGATAGCACGACCTGCGCCGCCTAAGTCCACTCTAACAAGTCCCCTAAGTGCATTAGCGCTAGATCTAAAGATACCCTTAATTCCGTTCCAAGCACCAGAAACAACGCTCTTAAGCCCGTTCATAACGCTAGACATAACACTTCTTACACCATTCATACCGTTTGAAACTGCTGATTTAATTCCGTTCCAAATCCTAGAAACAATATTTTTAATATCGTTCCAAGCGGCAGACCAGTTGCCCTGTATTGCGTGTGTAATAGCCTTAATAATGTCGGCAACGGTGTTTATTGCTCCTGATACTATTGCTACAATTCCGTTCCAAATAGCGCTAACAGTTGCTTTAATAGCGTTCCACACAGAACTCCAAATATTTCTAACGGTTTGCAAGAAGTTATTAATAGCGTTGCTAATACCTTGAGCAATGGTTGAAATTGTGTTTCTAATTCCTTCCCAAATTGACTGGGCAATGGATTTAATTGCGTTCCAGAACGTGCTCCACCAGTCTGTCAACGTTGACCAAGCATTTTTCACCCCGTCTACAATCGGGGTTACAACGTTTTCTACAAAGCCATTCCAAACGTTTTGCGCAAAGGTAATAATACCATTCCACAAATTACTAAAGAACTCGCTTATAGTGTTCCAAACGTTTTTTATGGTTTCGATAATCGGTGTAAAGAACGTAACAAAGTTATTCCAAATCGTTTTGCAACCATCAACGATCGAATTCCACAAATTACTAAAGAATTCAACTATACCATTCCATGCGTTTTTGATAGCGTCAATGATTGAAGTAAAGAAATTCACAAAGTTATCCCAAATTGTTTTACAACTATCAACAATTGATTTCCACAAAGTGCTAAAGAATTCCTTTAAAGAATCCCAAAGATTTTTAAATGCATCAATGATTGGTTGAATTGACTCTAAAAACGATTGCCAAACAGGCGCAACCGCTGAAACAATTTCGTTCCATAAATTACTAAAAAACTCTTTTACCCCGTTCCAAGCGTTTTTCACTCCATCAACAACTGGCTTAATTACAGTGTCCACAAAGCCATTCCAAACATTGCTTGCGCCTTCTTTTATACCCGACCAAAGATCACTAAAAAACTCTGTTATTCCGTTCCAAACACTCTTGATCTTTTCGGGCACTTCTTGAACAGTCTTCACGACTGCTCCCCAAACGTTTGACGCTGTTTCTTTTATTCCGTTCCAACAATCACCTAAAAAGCTTGTAAAGTCGGACCAAATTTTTTGCCCCGTTTTCGTTTGTGTGAAAAACCAAGCAAGGGCGGCAACAACTGCAACGATTGCAGTTGCTAAAAGCACATAAGGGTTAGCATTCGCAACCGCATTAAATACTGATTGTGCTTTGGCGGCAATCCGTGAATTTTTTGCTAAGTCTGTAAGGGCGGTAGCCGCCCCCGTGAGTTTATCTTTTAAAGATCCCGCTCCTTTAAGAGAATCTATTAAAGTCTTTCCGACTGTTCCTGCGTTTTTCAAGCCCTCGAAAGCGCTCTTAGTTGTTTCAACAGTTTTATTAAGCGCCTTATAAGTTAAAATTGCTCCACCAACGCCAACCGCTAAAGATTGCACGCCTTTGTTTTTTGCTAAACTTTCAAATACGGGGGCTAATTTTTTAGTCACGTTCAAAACACTTTGAACCACTTTAAGCAAAGCTTTTAAGCCAGCTACCACGATTGGTACGGCACTTTTAGCAACGCTTGAAAACGCCTTTTGTAAAGCAGGCGCCCAAACTTCAATATTTTCTTTCAGACCGTTAAAAACTTTCCCAACGTCTGGACCGATCGAAGTAGCAATCTTTTTGATAGAGTCAAATGCTGTTTTAGCAGCGTTTTCTATTGACGTCCAAACCTTCTTCAATGTCGGCAAAGCAGAATTAAAAGACTTACCCAACCAAGCCATAGTTGAGTCAATGCTTTTGTTTAATCCGCTAAAATTAACACCATCAATATAATCAACTAACGAAGAAATGCCTTTAATTCCGTAACCACTAATCTTATCGAAAGTAGGCATTAGCTTATTACTAAGCCCCTCTATGAGTCCGTCCATAGCTTGCCCGACTGTTTTGTATTCGGTAGCCATTTTAGTAAACGCTTTTGAATTGCCCGCTTTTTCAATCGCCTTGAAAAAGTCATCCGTTTTAATCTTTCCGTCTTGAACATTTTTAACCAATTCCGTGGTACTCATACCCATAGTTTTTGCAACGGCGGCAATACCGGCGGGGGTTTGTTCAAGCATTAACTTAAAGTCTTCCCATTGTACCATCGGTTTAGCCGCCATTTGCGTTGCCTGTTGACTTAAGGTTTTCATCGCTTGCTTAGGATTTTCAGCGGCGCCAGCTAGTCCGCCAAAGCCTTTAACAAGTTTCGTTGTATTCTTGACGCCGACTGCGGCTAATTGTGAGTAAGTCGTAGCCATGTCTGACGCACTATAAATCGTTTGTTGAGCGTATTTTTGAAGTGATTTCTTAACTTTATCGATTTGCTCGCTAGATTTACCCATATAAGCCATGTTCCCGTTGAAAGTCTTCCATGTGGCTTGAGATTCACTCATGGTGCTAATTACGTCACCGATTCCGCTTGTAACTATTCCTAGCCCCTTACTAGCAGCGGCGCTAGCAAGACCGAAAACTGCGCCCATCTTAACCATTGAGCCACCAGTTGAGCCACCAGCTCTAGAAACCGCATTTAATTTTTTCATTGCGTTGTCTAAACCACGGCTGAACCCCTCGTCATATGCTTTGAGAACTGCAGAAACTTGCATAGCCATAACCTTACCCCCTTCCTAGCTTTCGCCATTTTCTCATACGTTCAAGCAAAATATCGTTTTGATTTTCTTTCCTATTATTATAATTGGGTTCAAAAGCGCTCCTTATTTTTTCGGTAGCGTTTTCTAAGTCGAAAAGTTCATCAGGGCTATTATGAACGTATTTAAAGTTTTTACCCGACTTCTTTTGTGCCTTAGCCTCACGGTTAAACATAGCCTGTACTGCCATGCGTTGCATTTCATCAGCCTTTTTAAGTTGGTAAGCCTCTAGCCTTAACTGATACTCATACATAGTCATGACGGCAATTTCATCAAAACTCATGTTCAAATAAGCCAAACAGTTTAATTCAATCTCTCTATATTGTTCTCTTAGAGTTCGGAATTGACTCTCGCCTCTGCTTGCTTGATGAGTTCCTTCGCCTTCTGATACTTTTTTGACACTCCTAGGGGGGTCGCATTAGACAAAGACTCGTCAATTTCTTTCAAAAGACCCTCAAAGTCGGCGTATTCTTCCAAAAAACTTTCAATCTCTTTACCAGTCGGGCGCTTTTTCAAGTGGTCTGTAGCCGCCATGATAACGGTTGCCACCGCCTCAGGTTCTTCTTGTGCCAACATAAACGATACACGTTGCAAGCCGTTGCCCATCTCTGCGCCGTCACTATCTTTAAGCCCCATAAGTTGGTTAATTTTCTTGATAAAAGCAAAACCGAATTTCAATTCATATTCCTGATTGTTAATTGTTAAAATCATTATTTACTTTCTCCTTCTGGAATTGTTGGCATTTCTGTTTCTGCCAAGGCCGTGCCGCCACCGGTGGTATCGGTGGTCTGCTTCATAACACCCTTGTACAGATAGTCGATTTGTGCTTGTGACGTTTCAGGAATGGTTGTGTAACCTCGCTTTGGTGTACCGTCAACACTTACTGTAAATTCACGTTCTGCATTGTCATCAGATGACGCACTCTGAGAGTCCTCGCTGATAGTGCCTTGCATATAGTGAGCAAAATATTTGCCGCTAGAGTCCTTCTTACCCAGTTTAACGCGCCAAAATTCAAGCTTAGTATTGTTATAGTAGCTATCTTCTAAAACGTCTAAAATCGGGTCTGTGGAGTCCAGAACAGAGATTGAAAAGTCTGTCGTTGGGTTTCCAACAGTTGCCACATTGCCCGATTTGGTACTTGTGCTGTCGCTGTCCTTACTTTGATCGAAGTCACCATCTGTTTGATATGGAATAAGATATCCGTCTTTTGTTTTTGCGTCTGCTAGCTTGCGCACAAAAACAACCACATCTTTACCCTTTAGAACATCCAATGTTGCCATGTTTATCTACACCCTTTCTAATTCAAAAACAAGCATCCCTCTCACAAAAACCGAGTTAGGAACGCTTGTATCTGTTACTATTTGTTTCTGCTGTCTATCTAAAAAGGCAGTAAATTTAAAATTTTCTGTTTCAATTTTGCCAAAAACAAAACTGTAAAGTTTTTCTGTTAGCTTAGTCACTGCCAACCGGTCCGAGTGAGTACCCCATACATCAATATATACAGTGTACGTTCCGCCTACACTCGTTTTAGTGCCGCCGCTAGTCGTATAAACATCACCAACTTTGATAAAAGGATAAGTGACCGGCTCACTTTGAGCTGGTAAGTAATCGTATACGTTATCCGTTAGTTCGTACGCTTTTACATAGAACCAGTCAAATAATTCTTGCTCCGGGTTCATATCACTTCACCTTCCTTAAATCAGAAATAAACTCGCTACTGATCTTGTCAAAAGCTGGTTTTAAAGTTGGTCTCATATCCATGAAACGGGTCCCATATTCAAGATAAGCAAAATATTTCGTATGTGGTTGTACCTCAGCAGATAGTCCACTATCACGAATTTTAAGCGTGGTACTTCTCATAGTTGCACCAGTCGAATAACCTGCCGTGTATGCTTGTGCCATGTTGCGCTGTGTTTCTGTTTGTAGCTTAGCACCATTTTTAGCAACGACTTTTTTGACTTTTCCAATTTTATCTTGCTTATTCAGCGCTTTAAAAAGTTCTTTATCGACATAAATTTGAAACCCTACTTTAGCCATGTTTCTCACCCACCATCAAAGTATGTCCCTTGAGCACATCAACCGAAGTTAATGCTACATAGGTTTTTGATTCATCACCGCTAATTGTTAAGCTATCCCACTTTACCCCAACTGGTGCTACAAGTCTAATTATTTTGTTACCAGTTTGGACTTCCCCAAATAATTGCTTACTACGATTAGTGCCTAAATCGGTGACGTTTGCCATGATCTCGGTAAGTTTGGTTTTAGCCCCATAACCCTTGCCAGGTACATATTTAGTAGATGACTGCCAAAAAGTCACTTTCGTATCAAATCGCAAACGCTCACCCCTTTTATTTAAATGGATCGACGAATCGAACCCCGCCTAACGAATTACCAACACCATTATTTTTTTGTTTCCACTTTTCAATATCATCTTCGAAGTCGTCAAAATCGTTGCTATTGAAAGTAATTGACTCGCCTTCTTGACTATATGAAGCCATGCCTTCATTTTTAAGCCGGTTAAAACGTTTAATGCATACTTCCAACGCAATATAATCAAGTTCCTCAGGAAAAGCGGCGTCTTTTGACAAGCCTAGCTTAAAGCGAAGTGCTTTAGTAGTGTTCTTGATAATCAACTGCAAAATGCTATCATTATCCGCCGTGGTTAGGCTTAACATTGTCTTTAAGTCAGCTAATTCGATTACATCAGGCATCTTTTTCACCTTCTACTTAAACAGTACCCGCTTCGGTAGCTGTTTGTTTGGCTGGAATGTCTGCGGATAATCCTACAAACAAGCCATCTTCCATTGATTTTCTAATGAAAATGTCATGGTAAAGACGGTTTTGATATAGATATACATCACCTTGAGAGTGTTCCCCTGGCGCAAACATGAAGACCGCATTTTCTTTCACGACTGGAATCACTGCTTGTTTGACTACAAATAAGTAGTTGATATCAACTGCATTGCTTTGTGGTTTAGCCCCTTCCGCAAAGTTATATGATGTCTTCAAGCGATCAGTGTCTTGCACTTCAACTAATTTGACGCCATCAATGTCTGTTACACGTGATTCAAGTGAAGTCTGACCAACGTTTTGATTAGTGATGTTGCGAGTGAATTCGGTTGACCGTTCAAGCAAATCAAGCGTTGTTGAAGAAACAAAACCAACGATATTAGCTGAACCATATTTGCGGAGTGGCAAGATTGCAGCTTTTAGCTTAGAGTACACGTTAGAAACGGTTAAGTTTGTTTTATCCTTGTTGCCTTGTGCATTAGCCGCTTGGGCCATCACAGCAAAACGGTAGCTATCGACTTCTGGTTGCACTTCATCTTCGATGAAAACACGAGAAACGTTAGCCATTGACAATTCTTGATTGGTTTCGTCAACATCCTGACGATCAACAGAAAATTCAATATCACGATCTTGCGTCATTGTGTAAACCGTCTTGCTGTCAGTGATTTCTCCTGAATTCCAACCCTTCCCACGTGTATGTGGTTTGAAACCAGATACTGTAATGTCACGTAAAGTGAAAGATTTACCTCCATTCATAAATGAAACGTTTGGATTTCCCAAAACGCTCGTGACTAACCCTTGATTAATCTTGTGATCAAGAGTAGCACCCATATTATCTTTTGTTACATAGTTAAATGTAGCCATAATTTAGCCTCCTATTTTTTAATTCCGAGCGCATTAGCGAATTCGCTTTGCGCATTCTGTTTGGTTTGTCGCTTAGGCGTCTTGCCGACTAGCAGTTCAGAACGGATTTGATTAGCAATTTGTTCGCTAAAAGAGACTAGAGCCTTGACGTTAGAGTAAGTCTTTTCATTATCAGCACTTACAACCATGTTTAACACATCTGCTGAAACATCTAAGCCTTGTTCTTTTAGTACTTCGCTAGTTTCGCCTAGCGCTTTGGTTCTAGCTAGCTCAGCACGTAGGCTTTTAAGCTCCTCGTCCTTTGCGTCCTGTTCTTGCTTTGCCTTATCTTCCTCGGAAAGCTTTTTAACTGTTTTCTTGCCCGACTTATATGCTTCAAGTTCCGACTTTGCATTAGCCAGTTCTTCTTCCAAACTATGCTTATCGCCTGTTAGCTTGCCTAAGCGTTTTTGAAGTTTTTCAACTGTTTTTGAAGCTTTATCTTCCTCAACTTTACCGGCGTTGTCTTGGATATCTTCTACTTCTTCATTAGTCTTTTCAACTTCCGTATTTTCGTTTTCGTTTCCCATTTAGAAAACTCCTTTCTTCTCGCATTTATTGCCGTGGGAGGCTGACTCAGTTGTTCTTTTAGCCCTGCAAACAGGAAAAAGGGCACAAAAAAGACGGCTATTTCTAGTCGTCTAAAATCTCATATGTTTTTTCAAAAATTTCTTTTTTTACTGGATATCTTTCGCCTTGAATCCCAGTTACAATGTAATCGCCTTTGTGATAATACATTGTGCCTTCAAACGTTTCAATACTACCCTTTTTTGTTGCTTGTTCTGCATTAACAACGATCGGCTTTTTCCTTACTTTCATATAAAACACTCTTTTTTTGTTACATTTCAACATCTTTAACCTCTGGCCAAATATCCTTAAGTAACTGTCCATTAATTTTATAGTTAAAAATATCAAAGGTGGATCCCTTTTTCAAAAGAGAATTTTCACAAACTAAAAGCCATCCATCCTCTAATATCCCAGTTTTTGGATCAGGTAGAATCATGTATTGCTTACCATTTATTTTGAAATAAATTTCAAGATTATAACTCATTGCTTCTTTTAAAGCTTTTAGAGTATTAAGGTTATTTGCGTTCATGGGATTTTAACCACCTTTCTATATTATTTTTCTCGTTCTGGTTTAATTCACGCCACTCTTTTTTCCGCTTATATTTTACAACACCATCACTCTTAATGGCAAGCCAGTCATGCGCATGCGGTACTATTGGGTGATACTTTGGTGCGCCATGATTAGTTAAATCATAATCGACCTTTGGTTTACCTAAAGAATCATAAACACGGTATTGAACAGGCTTACCATCTGCTAATTTAAGTACAACCGAAGATGGATTATAAGAAAAAGGAATGCTATGTTCGAGACTTAAACTCGGCTCAATGTTGTTCAAAAAATTATTTTTTAGTTCGTCCACCCAATAAGCGGATATAGAACAACGGCAATTGGGATGTACAGGAATACTAGGCACTTTTTCAAGCTCATAAACTCCAACGCCATAATCACTTTTATGTTGCGCTATTGCTTGGCAAATACTGCAAGCTTTAGGCTCATCATGCCACATACAATACTTGTACCCAGCTTCTTTTATTGATTGCGTTTGTGCGCTAAATTGCACCCTAGCGCTTTCCGTTCTAGCTAAGCGCTCTGTGACGTACCTATGGTTTTTAACGGTATCTGCTAAATGGCTCTTAAGCTTTCTTGCCATCTCTCTAGGGTTATCACCTTTAATAATTCCACTGGCAATAACACCATCAAGCTCCGCCTTCAATGCGTCCATGTTAGCCCATAACCTTTGGCTAAAAGTGGCAGACCCCGTTTGTGCCATGATAATTCTGGCTACTTCTTTATTTGTCCAAAGCGGTCCAAGGTTTTCTCCCAAGATACCCGCTTGCCGTTTAACTTCACTGATATAATCGTCCGTCAACTTTTCAGCAAGCTCATGTCCAATGTCTGAACCTAAATCTACTAAAAAAAGCCCTATTTGGGCTTTTAAGTATTCTAACCGGTTTACACGCATAATCACGTTATAAACCCTCATTCTTGCGTTTTCTTCACGGCTAAAATCATCATAAGTGACAAATTTGCCTTGCTTTCTAAGCCGGCTCGCTTTAGCTACTAGCTCTTTAGCTTCACGCTCAAATCGTTTCATATCTTCGGCAGAAACAGACTTTTGAACATTAGTAACATCTACTTTACCATTGCTTACCAGTTTTTGCAGCTCGCCATCAATTTCAGCCTGGATTCTATCTAATGCACGTTCATAATAATCTCTAAGCTTTGTATTAAAAGCTTCATCATTCTTAAGATTATCCTTTATCCAAGCTTGCTCTTGCGCTTTTCTTCTTTCCCAATAATCACTGCTCTGTTTCTTCGCCATCATCTACACCGCCTTTAGCCATATCGACTGCTGAGATGGAATTTTGCAATGATCTTTTAAGTGCGTCCTGCTTTTCTGAAATTTTGCGTTTAATTTCATCCTTGGGGCTGTCAATCCAAGGAATTAAAGCGATTGAACTTTCTTCACTCAAAAGCTTAGAAGCTTCTACTGCAGTATTGATTGAATCAGCCATATTTTGCGGAATGTTTCTCGTATAGATGAACCGCATATTCTTCCACGAATCACTTCTGGCCGCTGGGATAATCTGACCACCGTCCGCCGATTCTAGCAACGTTTTAAACAACTTGCGTAGTGCCTTGGTGAATTTTCTTTCCTGAAACGCAGCCATGTTCTGCATTGGTAGCAGCTTAAACTGTAGAGCTACACCGCTTGAATTACCAGAAAAAGCTTCATCACGTAAATTAGGAATCATGCTAGTTTGATAAATTAAATCAATCAAGCGATTAATCAAGTTCTCTTGCATTGAATCACCGTTAGGCTTTTCAATAAATTCAATCTTTGCATTAGCTGCATCTGCGTCAGGAACGTAAATTAGGCGTTGCCGGCGGTTAATCGTCGGCTCGACCGGGTTTCCTTTTTCATCGACAAACTGAACTCCTAGCATCGCAAGATAAGCGTTGTCAAAGTAATCAACCTGGTTAGCTTTACGAGACAACGCATTATCTAAAGCGTCAACTAATGTCACTACACTATCAAAAACGCCTTGTCGCTCTTCATTTGAATAAAATTCTTGAGCTGGAACTTCATGCCAAAAGTAAGGCTCAGGATCTCCCAACTTAGAACCCTTAAAGTTGACTGAGTAATTAGCATAATAGATAGTACCTTGCACTTGATAATTAGTATCGTAACTGTACCGTACGAAAGCCAGCGGCTCAGACTTCACTGTATCGTCATAAATCATGAACCCTTCGTCCGGCTCTATATGTGCGATTTGTGGTACTGAATTTTCATCCTGATACTCTAGCAAATAACCACGCCCATAGATCGCAACCGATTTGACCACTTCACTGTGTTCGTCGGCAAAATCAACCATGCTAAGCCATTGTTTTAATAGCTCATTGTCAGCATCGTTGTCTAACTGGATTTGTGGCTCATTACCACCGAAATACCCTGCATACTCATCTACTAAGAGTTTCGGCATTGATACCACCAGTTTGTTGTTCATGTCTAAGTCTTCGTATTGAGCATTTAAAATTTTGTGTTTGCTAATGTAAAGATCATAATTGCGGTTGTAGTGATTAGTTACCAACCCCTCTTGCGCTTCAACAAATCCGATTAAATCATCACCAGTTAGCTCCTCGCCTTTCGGAAAGATGAAAATATCACCTTTCACAATTTGACCTCGTCCTGTAATTGTTCTTTCGATAATAACACCCCCTTAAAATAATCTATTTCTACTGATTACACCCTTCACTGTGCCTTTGCCGTTGATTTCCTCAACTGCGTATCTGATTGCATCTATACAGTGATTATAGCTATCGACTGGCTCATTAGTGTACTCGTTTGTAGCTTTATCTTTCTTATAAGTGTAATTCTCAAGCTCCTCAATCGTCTTAACACAACGATCGTCAACAACTATCTTGAACTCTTTAAGAAAGTTGACCCCTTGGACCACCGAATTAGGACCTTTTTCAGCTGGTCTAATGCGATAAATTCCGTTGCGCTTAATTTCAGCGATTGATTTCTTTTCAGCTGCGTCAGCCGTGATCTTTTCTTTAGCGTAACCTAGCGATTTTATAGCTTGAGCGATCTCATCGTTAAGCATACCTTTTTTCACGTATTCTTCTAGCACGTACAAGACTTTACTTTTAACATCAGCTTTAACGTGAATAAAAACGCTCGGATCGTTGGTATATCCAAAATCAAGGCCGAACAAACTAGGAAATTTATTCAGCGAATCAGCTCTAAGCCTACGTTTTTCAAATGTAGGGAATACCAATTTATCAAGCGTTGCAAATTCGCCCAATGTGTAAATCTTATAATAAGCAGGGTTAGTTATTTTTAGGTTTTCAATCGTTGCGATGTTGTCTGCGTCAAGGAAGCGGTTGTCTTTGTACGTGCTGTGGTGTACAGCAACACGTGACGGATCGTATTCAGCGTCAGGCGCAAACCACTGCTTATATGTCCAGTTGACCTTTGACACCGGATTGAACATACAGAAAAGCTGGCGTTGTCTGTGCTTGGGTTCACGCAGACGCAACGTCAGCTGTGTGTAATCGTCAAGTGTAAACTCGGACGCTTCTTCCATGACCACGTCTGACAAACCTTTGATGGACTTAATTTTTTCCGGGTCATCCATTCCCTTAAATAGAAAAACCGCACCATTAGGTAAATTAATCGTGCGGTCTGATTTATTTACTTTGCAAAGTGGTAGCAGCCGCCATGTTGACAGACAATCCAAAACGTCGGCAAAGATTGAATCCTTAATCGTGCGGTCAACTTTGCGAAGCCATAGTATCTTTCGAGGATATGGCCACTTACGACACGCCTTGAGCACGACTTTCTGCACGACGCCGTGCGATTTGCCCGAGCTGGCACCACCGTACCAGACTTCGATGAAATGATCATAGTCGAATAGGTTGTCGTAAATCTGTTTGTTAAAGACTTTGGCAGGCTTCGGAAAATTAAGATTAACCGTCGTCATCGTAATCACCGACCCCGACGTTAATATCCATGACTCCCGTTACTTCTTTCTTGTCCGTCCATGCGCCGTTTCTGCGCCCGATTAACTCGGCTGCTTTGATTCTGTCTTTGGCTGAAACTTCAACGCCGTGAACAACGACGCCTCTTGTCGTCACGGCCGATTCTGTTTCCTCGCCACGCATGACCGACGTCAGATACTCCATGACCTCTTCCATATCAGCGGTCTTTTCGGACTTGATGTCAGCAAGCCGTTTGTCCAAATAGGCTTTAATCATTGGTTTTTTCAAGTTTTCAGTAGCCATTGCTCCTGCCGTCTTTTTTGAGTAACCGGCTTTGACAGCGGCCTGGGTCGCATTGCCGGATATGATAAATTCATCGCAGAAACGTTTCTGTTTGAGCGTCAGCTTCGCTTTTTTAACCACCATCGCCACCTCCTTTTTGGGCAAAATAAAAAGCAGGGGGAATCCCTGCTTTCAAAATGTATTAGTTCACTCTATCATCATACATCATTTTTAGGTTATTGATTGGGTACTGATTGGGTACTGATTGGGCACTACCAGTTGACAACGGCCGACTTGACACCGGCGACATAAAGCTGCTTGACGTACTCGTATGAATAGTGCATCTCATCAGCAATGGTTTCGAGCGTGGCGCTGTCAATGAAGTACCGCTCAAGCACAAGTGCCGACTTTTGATTTTCAAGTGCGTCAATGCACCGCATAATGTCAGCCCTATTCTGTCTGGCGAATTTCAGTGTCGAGTTGATTTTACTTTCAAGCTCGTCTTTGCGAATCAGCTTGTCTTCAAGCGTAATCCGTACCGACGTCTTAGGTTCGCTGCTCAGTGCCGGAGACTTGACCGACATCAGATCACGGTCAATCTGTGCCAGTCGCTCTTCCATTCTTGCTACTTTTTCCATCAACACACGATACCGCATCAGTGCTTTTTTGCTTTCTCGAAAATGCTCATCCTTTGATACGATTCTCATTCAGTCACACCCCATCCATCAAATGTGCCACTATCGCAACCATGATTGCAGTTCCAACGAACGCAAGCGACACGACTACAAGCTGCGGCAGAAAACGTTCACCAACCATTGCTACAAAAACGCATATTGCTGCTATCCACATTAAAGCTTTACACCAATCCATCTTCGATCTCCCCCTTCGCTATCCCAATAATGCTTTGCATAATATCCACATTGCCACAAGCCATAAAAGCAACAGTACCGTTACCAGACAGCCGGCAAAATCGGCCGAGTTTCTGTTTTTCATCTGACCACCCCCTTCGACTTTTCAAGCATGTCTTCCTGAAACTCCATAATGCAATACAAAAATCTGTGCGCCAGTTCGTGGTCATACCGGTTATATATGATGTCCAGTGTGCTGACCACCCACTCGAAATACTTTTCTGAATCGAGCGGCACCCGTGTCAGCATGACATTGCTAGCCGCCATCCATTTCTGCAGGTCTTTAAAGTACGCTTCCCAGTCCATCTTGATTCATCTCCTTGATTTCGATATAGATTCCCGGAACGTCCGCCCAGTACTTTTCGCTGATCAGACTGACCACGAAACGGTCGTCGTCCCAGAATCCCAGTCTGGTCATGCAGTCCTGAAGAAGCTTAAGCATGTTGTCCACGTCAGGCTTTGTCGTTTTGTACTCGCCGTCAACGTGCTTACCCTTCTTCTTGAAACACCACGTGACCACCAGACGCAGCGGACCGTGCATCGGTTCGTCGGGCTTATGTTCGTCCAGTCTCTCCATCAGCAGAGCTCTTGTCTTTTTCAATTTTTCGGGTTCGTAGAAAATTGGTATACCTCTGTTCACTCTTACTTTTTTCTGTTGGTGAGTGCATGTCGGCACGTCTTCCAGAGCTACAAAAAATGTCATTCCCATTCTCATTTTTCCTTCTTTCCATAATGCTACACTTTTAATTCTCAGACTTTCCAATTCTCATTTTCTTTTTCCGACACTCCACCCCCCTTCCGACAGTGCCATGACACACCCCCTTAAGGGGTTGGTGTGTCATGGACTTGTCAGTGCGGTATTTCTGGCCTGTCGCGACACTTGCGACACACCAATGACACACCCTGGTGTGTCGGCTAGGGGTAGTCATAAAGCTAAACCTTTTAACATTAATTTAAGATTAAATTCTTCCTAATCTTTAGAATCATTATTGTTCTTTTCTGGAGACTTCAGCCAGACTTCACCACGGCTGACGACGAATTTTTCCGATTTTTTTATCCGGCGGTATATCGCTCTGTCGGAAATATCGAGTGCCTTCACCAGGTCGTCGACAAGAACTGGTCCACCCGTTCCGTCGAAATCAAGGTTGCGGAATGCCTGTTCGAATTCATCCGCCACTTTCTTTGATTTCTTTTCATTAGCTTCATTCATTGCTTCTTTCCATGAGCGTCCATTCTTCTTGTAGCCGTCGTCAAGACTGATGTCCGCCAGACTGTCGTCTTCCCTGTGAATTGGGTAGTCGAACCAAAAATTGCGGGGCTTCGGGCTGGCAAATTCACGCAGAACCGCTGACAGTCGCCATGCAGTCTGTGTATATGCCTTTTCTTCAGCTTCACGGACCCGTTTGGCGTTGTCCTGCATGATCTGCTCGTAGCCTGAAACGGCACGGTGAATTGCCACCATGACGTGGTGACCCATGCGGTCTTTACTAGTCATGTCGCCCGGCGTGATTTCCTTGAGATAGTCGGGGCGGAAGGTGGCGATTGTCTTGTACATTTCGACGCACGCCATTTCGGCTGCATGCTTGTCATAATGCGCTTCGTCCACCGACAGTTCGGTCAGATCAAGGATTGCGTCAGGGTCACGAGCAAAGACACCGGATCCTGACGAACGGTCAATCGACGACTTGCCACCCTGCGCACCTTTTGAATGGTGGTGGGCATATATCACTGCGCAGTCCAGCTCGGTGGCGACCTTGTCAAATTGATTGACGAAATCGGCCATGTCCTTTGCACTGTTTTCGTCGCCCGTCAGCACCTTGTAAATCGGGTCAATCACGATTGCGATGTAACCCATGTCCTTTGCGCGTCTGATAAGCTTCGGCGTCAGTTTGTCCATAGGCGTTGATTTGCCACGCAGATTCCAGATGTCAACATTGACAATGTTTTTGTGATCATAGCCCAGGGCGTCTGTGATGTCCACAAAACGTTGTTTGGCCGACCGTCCGTCCAGCTCGAGGTTGACGTACAAAACGCGCCCCTGCTGACACGGAAAGCCCATCCACGCTCTGCCGTTGGCAATGCTCAAAACGAGATTAATCAGAGCGAAACTCTTGCCGGCTTTTGATGGACCGGCAAGCAGCAGCTTATGTCCCTGCCTCAAAATTCCGCTGATCAGCTCCGGAGCAAGCTCAATCGGCTTGTCAAACAGTCCTTCCAGATTCTCGATTTCGGGCAGATTGTCGTTCATGTCCTCGATGTATTCATGCCATTCTTCCCAGTCGGTTTTGCCTATGTGGGTAGCCACCAGAAACTGCTTCTTTTCTCCGCGCTGAAAGCCCGGCATTCTGGTCAAGCGCGACGGATTCTTGTTCTGCTTGTCAATCCGCATTCCGTTTTTGTCAAGGACCGAGTACAGATAGTCAACCCTTTCCTTGTACTGTGGATAACTCGTAGCGTCGACCTTGACAATGGCGTGAAGCGATTTGCCGCCGGTGTATGTCAGTGCGGCTATCGGCAACTCGAGCTTTCGGTAGATTTCGTGTTGCAAGCTGACTGGAATAGAATCAGATTCAACAAGCGCATACTTGAATTCAGCCACGTTGTCGTTTTTAACACCGTTTCCGTCAAGCGGATTGAGACGGCACCATGCGCCTGCTTTAGGGTCAGGATCACCGAGGACCGCTCCGACGTCTCCACCGCTTCGCCTAAGTGCGTCTTCGATCTCGCCGGCTGACCACGTGTAGATGCCCTGGTCGCCGGGAACGTACTTGACGTTGCCGTCTTTTTCGTGAGCATAGGCGTTGATTACGAAGCCTACGATATCGCCGGGATCGAAAACAGCTTTGAGAAAGTCCGTGATCTGTTTGGCAGGATTCCACACTTCAGGCGGCTTGATTTCCTCACCGTCCATGTAGCTGGTGTCGAGCAGCTTGTAGTCTTTGTCAATCGTCGGAGTGTACCGCTCTTCCGCTTCGACTGCATCGTCCCACCCCATCGTCTGCTGATTTTCTTTGCTGTGTGCCGATGTCCATCCCCCGTCCTTGGCCATCTTCGTGATGGTCGCGCCCGTCACTATCTGACCATCATCATCAAAACCGTTCCATTTTCTTTCGCATTCTCCGTCATGATATCTTGCTGAATCGCGCTGAGACCATGTGTCCCAGTCGTCAACACTGTATCCCTCGTGTTTGAGCGCCATGCCGACCTGTACCCAGCCGTTGTAGTCAAGCATTGCCGGGTCGATGTAGTCGAGCAACGGCACCAGATCGAATTTTTCCATTTAGTCGTTTTCCTCCTTTCGAAGGCCCGCCGAGGGAATCGAACCCCCGTTACACCAGTGCGGGCTGTCAGCTTTTATGGCTGATACTGTGCCGGAACAATGCCGACTGGAATGCGCCATCCGTTAGCTGAGATACGTCCAATCATTTTACTTGCATGCTCAAATGACCACTGACCGACATGCAGAAAACCTTTGCGTTCCAAGAACCGAATTTGTTTTGGCGTGGAAAGTCCTTCCTGCTGGCGCTTGCTCAGCCTTTCCAGAATCAGCGCCGCTTTGCCGGCATTGCCTACATCGTCGGGATTGATTCCGAGATGTTCCAGTCGTGCAATCTGTTTCTGCGTAGGCGGTCCCATTTCCCATCCGAACGATGGTACATAGTCCGCCAGGTCTTCCGCCTGAATAGACATTTCGAACTGAATTGGGTCTACCAGCTTCTGCTTGCGTTTCTGCATTTCCTTCAAATGCTCGGCAAGTGAATTCTCGCGCTCTGCAATGACATCTTTTGACGCCTGTTCTTCTGCTTCGCCGATATCCGTCGGTCCGCCTTCTCCGTTTTCCGCTTCATTTTCGAGATTCTCAGTCATTTTCTGAGCAACTTCAGCACTCTTGCAGATGAGATGTGCCGGATGGCAGAGATCCATGCGGTCAGTGTGCCATAGAAAATCAAGCAGCAGCAGGTCTTTTTTGCCCGGTGCCAGTCTGGTACCGCGTCCGACCATCTGACTGTAGAGCCCGCGGACTTTTGTCGGCCTGAGCACCACCACGCAGTCAACGTCCGGGCAGTCCCACCCTTCGGTCAGCAACATTGAATTGCAAAGCACCTGGAACTCATTCTTGTCAAAGCGTTTCAGGATTTGTTCACGGTCCGGCGAACTACCGTTGACTTCGGCGGCTTTCAAGCCCTTTTCGTTAAGGATTTTGCAGAATTTCTGTGACGTGGACACCAGCGGCAGGAACACCACTGTTTTGCGGTCCTTGCAATGTTTGACCATCTCGTCGGCAATCTGCCACAGATACGGATCAAGTGCATCGCCGAGGTCATGCGTTGAGAAATCGCCAGCCGACTGCTTGACACCGCTCAAATCAAGCTTAAGTGGAATGGTCAGTGCCTTGATTTGCGAAAGATACCCTTCTCTGATTGCCTGCGCAAGTCCGTACTCATATGCCAGACTTTCGAAATACTCGCCGAGATTTTTCATATCCCCGCGGTCAGGTGTTGCCGTAACACCTAGCACCTTTGCACCTTCAAAATGTTTCAGCACTTTCTGATAGCCATTGCTAATGCAGTGGTGAGCTTCGTCGACAACAATCGTGTCGAACCAGTCTTTGGGGAACTGATCCAGGCGCTTGTCGCGTTGCATGGTCTGCACACTGCCGACTGTCACGCGTCGGTATGACTGCAGTGACGTTTCTTCCGCCTTTTCAGTCGCCGTCTGAATTCCCGTGCTCTTGTAAAGCTTGTCTGATGCCTGCTCAAGCAACTCGCCACGGTGGGCGAGGATCAGGCAACGGTCACCGGCGCGCACCTGATCTTCGATAATCTTGGAAAAGACAATCGTCTTGCCTGTCCCCGTCGGTAGGACAAGCAGTGTCCGCTTCTTTCCGTCTGACCACTCTTTCTCGACCGCTTCACGGGATTCTTCCTGATACGGTCGCAGTTTAATAGCTTCGTCCATCTAATCACCGCCTTAAAACATTCCCATTCCCGGCGTGTACCCAGTTGACTGTTGCGGTTGTTGCTGTGCGACGTTCTGTGGCGCTGTTCCGTCTTCCGGTGCTTTGAAACGCTTGACCTGATTGTTTGTGCGCTCTTCGCCGTTGCGGTTCGTGTACTGGTGTACTGACAACTCGGCAGTTCCTGTCTTGCCGACGATGTTCCAGTTCGGCTGAAACGGCTGACCTGTAACAACTTGCTGACCGAGGCAACGGAAGAATTCAGTCAACTTCCACTGCATGGATTTGAGCAGATACAAGCGCTCCGTAACTGTCGTTGTGCCCTTGTCGCCGCCGTCAAAACGCAATTGCACTTCCGCAAACGGTGCTCCGTTCGGAATCTTTGTCGAGTTTCCAGAATAACGCTTGCGATCCATGCTCATGATTTGGAATTGATACGTTCCTTCCGGAAGCGTCACAAACTGGCTTTCTTCGGCCGTGATAGGGCCGTCAAAACTAAGGAACTCATTGTCGTTCATCATGTTGTTGTTCATATTGTCATCCTCCTTATTGTTCTGGGTTGAAAAGGTCTGTCTGTGATGACTTGATTGTCACGAAAATGTCTAAATCCTTCAATGCTTTCAGCTTTTCCAAATCAACGTCCGAGCTGTGGGCTTCAAGTGCAATCTGCACGTTGCCGTTCTTGTCGACCGTAAACTTCATGATGTTTGCGGCCAAATCTTCAATATCCAATTTTTCCATCATAACTTATTCCTCCTGTTTTCTTATTTCCCGATTACACCAAGCGCCTTGTCCCAATTAGCAGCGATGTGTTCCCATAAATCTGCCGGGACGTTTTCCACTGGCGTATCAGCCGGCATGAATCCGCCCTTGTAAATGATCTGCATCAGGTCGGCGATGGTGATCTGTGAACGGACTGCCAAATCGGTCACGCTTGCCGGAACACTTGCCGGGAATTCGAATTCTTCACCGGTTTCAATCGGCTGTTCGAACGGGTCCGCTTGTTCTGTGGCGGAGACTGCCTGTTCAAACGGGTCGGCTGGTGCAGGTTGCGGTTGTGGTACTGACTGTGCTACTGGTTGTGATACCGGTGTTTCCGTGATTCCCGTTGCGGCAGTGTAGTACGGCGCGAATTTTTGGAAATCAAAAGGCATTACGTCGGGCAGACCAATGCGGTTCTTGGCATCCCATGCCGGCATGTGCGTCGTATAAAGTACGCGTTCGCCACCAGTGCCTTTCTTCTTGCCGTTTTCGTCCGTGACCAGTACTGTCCGGTAGTTGGCAAACAGGATCATGTCTGCCCATTCCTTGACAAGAGCTGCATCCCTGCGCTCAAGCTTGAGCGTGTACCGGTCAAACTGGCCCATTTCGTCAGGCAACTCGGTCTTTTTCTGCTCGGCATGAGCCGTAATGACGACGTTCATGCCGGCGTTCTGAATCTCTGTCAAAGCATTGAGCATTTTTCCCATCTCGTCAGACAGTGCAACATAGCGTGCACCGTAATTGGACGAATCGATTGCCTTCCAATGGTTAGCATTCATCAGATATCGCTTGGCAAGTGTTTCTGCCCAGTCCGCCGTATCGACGATGACTGTCGTCGCTGGCTTGTCATACTTAATCCATTCCAACTCTTGGAGTAGCATTGTCCATGACGTCGGGTCTGGGGCTTTCTTCGCATTGACGAAGCCTGTCGACCCTTCTGTATCGATGAACAGTGCCCCGGGGAACTGACTTGCGAAAGTCGTCTTGCCGATTCCTTCAACGCCGTAAAGCACTGTCTTCAACGGCTTGCTCTGCTTTGTGTCTTCAATTTCGAACTTCATTAAAACGCACCTCTTCCTTTCCAATCTGTCGTTTCAGTTGCCTCCTGCTTCCGGCTTGTCACTACACTGGCATCCCCTCCTTTAACTCTGCCGTCTTCGATAATGATCGAGCACTCGTCACCCGTCGATACACGGGTCGCAATGCACTGCAACCCTTCTTTTTCAAGCCACGCCCCGAATTCCTTGAGCGTTTTGAGATCCATCTGTTCGAGCTTGTCCATGAGAACAAAACCGCATTCCGGCTTGAGTTTCCGGACGATTGCCGTGGCCACCTTGAGCTGTTCGGCGCTTGACATGCAGTCCCACTCGGTGCCGTTATACGTAAGCTTGCCGTCTGTGACCGAAAGCCCCGGCAACGGCAGGTCTGCACTGTCAAGCAGGTGCTGGCGCTTCTCTCTGATATCGTCGATTTCTGCCGACAGATGGTCATACCGTGCACGGTGCTCACGCGCTTCGTCTTCGGCCTTTTCACGGTCCAGATTGGCCCTGACACGGCGGTTGATGTCGTCAACGTCAGCGAGCTTCTTTTCAATCTCGGCCGTTTCTTCGTCGTGGAGATTTTCCACTGTCTTTTCAGCAGTCTTCAAGTCTTCAGTCAGCTCGTTTCTGCGCTCGTATAGCATTTCAAGCTCTTCTTCCGTGTCAATGATTGCATTTTCAGCTTCGTCGAGCTTTTTCTTCAGTTCTTCTTTCTGCTCCCGTTTCTCGCGGTTCTTGGCATTTTTCAGCAGGATTGCCTGCTGTTCCTGCACTAGTTCATAAACGCTGACTGGCTCGTTTGGCGTGTCCGGGTAGTACACCATTTCCTTGGCGTACTTTTCCTTCTGGTCAGCAATCTGACCGATGGTGTGGCGTTCGTTGTAAAGCTTGTTTTCGGCCTGGTCAAGTTTTGCCAGCTGATCGCCAACGCCGATGATTCTAAGCAGTGTATCAGCTTTTGATTTTTCCGATGCCTCCATAAACTTTGGTAAGTTAAGCGCCAGCTCTTCGGTAAAAGAGTTAAGCAGCTGTTGTCCGCCCTTTTTACCGGAAGGGTCGATTACTTTCAATGCCGACGTCTTGCCGGCCCGTTCCACTACAAGCCCGTTGTTCATGACCAGGTGAAGCTTAGGTGGCAGAATCGAATCACGATTCTGTGCCTCGGATGGCTTGTACTTGTTTCCGCCCAGTGCCCAGACGATTGCGTCAAGCACTGACGTTTTTCCTTGCGCGTTATCGCCGCCGATGATGGTCAGACCATTTTCTGACGGCTCGAGCTTTACGGCTTTTACGCGCTTGACATTTTCTATTTGCAATTCTGCAATTTTCATTGCCATTCAGATTCCTCCCATTTTGTGTTACAATTACAATGTTTGTTATTTATGAACCGCCTTATCCAAGGCGGTTTTTTGTTCAGTCCACATCGATTTTGTCGAATTCCTCCAACATTTTAGACAGGGCAACATAAGGTTTGAACCACTTGTCGTCTGTTAAAATGAGCTGGTCGAACGCCCACAAAACACTGTGGGCTTTTTTTGCGTCACGCACCCAGTCTCTGACGATCTTTTCTGCGTAATCACTGGAAATGTCTTCCATATTCTTACCCCCTTACGATGACATCTTTTTCTTCGTCCAGTCTTTCAAGGCTCTCCATCAGCTTTGTCCTGTTCCATGCCGTATCAAGTGACTGCTCAAGCGACCAATCGTCTGCGGGCACGATATCGCCCACTGTATACTGTTTGAGCAGTTTCCTTCTAATTTGTTCAAGCCCTACTAATGCGTTCATTTCTTGTTTCTCCTTTCCTTCTTAGTGATTTCCTCGAGCTTTGCAGCTGTCGCTTCAAGCCCGTCAGCACCAAATTCTTGCGCCAGAACATCTATGATCTTTCCAGTGTCTCCACCACGCTTACGCACTTCTCGCAACTGGAATGCGGCAACATAGCCAATTAGGTCAAGGCCTGCTTTATAGCCGTATTCTTTAAACGTTTTTGCCATGCAATAAGTGGCGACGTTCTCTTCGTTTTCTGTCTCCCAGTCAGCGTCTGTCACCATGCCTAGCAACAGTCCCAACATGTCCAGACTGATGGTGATTCCCTTTTCCATTCCAATTCCTCCTTATCTTGGTAACTTGGCCCGCCAGTCAATCCGCTGACGGTTCTCTTCCATCCATTGTTTAGCCTTCAATATCAATTAGCCGTGCTTTTCCTAATATGTGGATCTAGCATCCTAATTCGGTATTGCTCTGATCGATATCTCAAGTATGCTTGCCAACGCTCTTCAATGATGTATGTCATCTTGCGACCGTCTTGGACTATCGCATCCCGATACTCTGGATTAGCAATACAATCTCGCTTACGCTCTGCAAATGCTGATTTTTCTAATCCGTAGTCTTTCATGATTTCCTGTGGTGTTTTCCACCCATTCGCCATCATGTCGCCCACCTCCTTACTTCATCTAAGATGTTTTCATTTTTATCAAAATCAATTGCTTTCATCTGTATCGATTCCTAAATAAAGGCTTTCCAGTCCTAGGAGATCACACATATTAACTATTAATTCAAAATTAAAATCTTTTAAATCATTAATAGTTCCTAGTTTTCCATCTACTTGTAATTCATTTTCAGTGTTATTCAAATCAAGTAACATTTCTAAACATTCCTTTACAGTTTCAAATTCCATTTCTATTAACCCTCTCTTAAAAATTCAGCAATTTTATTCACACCAGCTTGGTAATATAACCACTGCGCCACTTCTTTGTCACTGTATCGTGATTTTGAATTGGCCCATCTGCCGAATCTGTTCTGACCAGGTTGTTCAGCTTTGATCCCAAGCTGATTTGCAATCTTGCCTACTTTTTGCGCAGAGATTCCCAATTTCTCGCCTACTTCCGTAGCAGAGTATTCCTTGCGTTTCATGACGGGGATAGTCATTTCACCTGTCAGTTCCTTAGCCGCCAAAGCGAGCATTGATTGCGCTGAAGATTGAGATTCAGTAGCCATTGCAATCTTGTAAAGCAAATTTGCTTTACGTGTTTTTGCATTTTCTTCCATAATCGCTAATCGTTTGTTGGCAACCAGTGCTTTGTTGTCTGCCTTGATTGCCTGCCGCATGTTGAAATAGTTATCAACCAACTCGTCGTAAATATCCCATGCGGTATCGTCTTCAAGGATTTTAAGCAACTTTGCATAGCCACGTTCAGACAGCATGTAGATGTTGTTAGCGTTATTGACTTCAATTTTCGAAAATTTAAGGTCATTTAGAACGACCATAGACTTTTCAATTTTTAAATCTAAGATATCAATTCCAGTTAAAAACCGTGGTCGGTTACGATTAATTAATTCATTAATTCTTTTAACCGTTGATCCATGAATTGCTGCAATGTCTTTAACAAGCATCGCTCTCTTATTTTCACCGAATCCGCCTTCGATTCCTGTGAATTCATATTGGCCAATTTTTTCTTGGCCTAAAACTTTGAGTTCCATTTCTGATGCCTCCCTTAGCTAAGCTTAAAATCAGAGATGATCTTTAAAATCACCCTGTTCGCTTGCGGATTTCTCTTGCGGCCCGCTAAATAATCTGACAAATCTTGTTTAGACATCCCGTACATCGTTGCTAACGATGCAATCGATATGTCATTTGCGTCAAGATATGCTTTGATTTTTTGCCTTCCGTTTAAAGTTTCTGGCATTTTATTCACATCCTTTCTTTAATCCGTCCCGCCCTCCCGTAAGTAGTTTTGACAGAAAAAATCATATAAAATTATTGACTATTTTTATACGAAGGTATAAAATAAAGTCGTACTTAATTAAACGAAAACAAGCGATTACTCTTAATTTCTTGGCGGAGATTAAATGTTTTACCTTTGTTTTTGTCTTTTGATTTTTCTTTTGAATTAACTTACAAGGATATCTTATTACGTTTTGTATAAACTGTCAATGGATTTTTTATACTTTCGTATAAATTTCTTGTAGAAAGTGTGAGGAATGTTGATATGACAACGTTTGAGATAATAAAAAAACTTGCACAAAGACATGATAAGTCTTTGCAACAAGTTGCTGAAGATTTAGGTTTTAGCAAAAATCTATTTTATAGATGGAAAACTGCGGACCCTAAAGCTAAAGATTTGGAAAAAGTCGCCGATTATTTCGGCGTAACGATTGATTATTTGCTAGACAGAAAACCTGCGGCTCAAACAAACGCTACGATTGAAGAAGCTCTCGATTCTGTGATGAGCTATGATGGCAAGCCTATCACGGATAACGATCGCGAAGTGCTGCGAGGCATAATTGAGGGATATCTCAAGAACAAGAAAGATTAGTGGTGATGCGCTCTGTTGAAAAGTATAGAAAAGGAGTATGGCGTTAAAATAGTCTACTCTGATTGCATAGATGGCAAAGGGTATTATGTCCCCGCATACAGAATTATCGTAATCAATAATGGGTTGCCTGAATCAGAACAAACCAAAGTGTTGTTGCATGAGCTGGGCCATGTCCCGCAAACTGATTATGCGGGTTTGTACAATTGCTCTAAACCGTCGCACTACAAGATGGAAGCTGAGGCTACCGAGTATATGCTTAAAGAAGAGGTCGAAACCTATTTGATGGAAAATGATTTGGATTGTAAAAGCATTAATCCGGTTGTTTTCCTCGAAAACCGGCATCTGTCTCTGAGATACGCCCCGGTCGTCGAGAAAATATTATCGGAAATATAAAAAGCAGAAATCGTTATGGGATGGCTGCATTTGTTAGAATGTGAGGTGGCAACGTATGGCAAGAACAGATAAAAACTCACGGAGAAGAGGTAATTAATCATGATAATGCTTGATAGAATCCAAGAGCTAGCAAGGAAAAGGAACAAAAATTTAAAAGAGGTATCTCGTGAATTAGGCTTTAGCGAAAATTATTTATATACTTTAAAGACGCAAGCTCCTTCTTCTGATAAGCTGATCAAATTAGCTAATTATTTTGATGTATCTACTGATTATTTATTGGGAAGAACTGATAATAAAAATCTTTTGGATGATTCTAAAAAACAAAAACCAGAAATTCAAAGTCTTGCACGAAAAATGGACGCTTTTTCTCAATCAGATTTGGAAGCAGTAGAAGATTTCCTAGATTTTATTATGCATAAAAATAAAAATAAGTGATGATATGATAAGCAATAAAAGAAGAGATAGTAGATGAGGAGATATAATTATGTGGATCGAGAACAGAGAGGTTCTAGTCAATGGAAAACTTGAAAAGCGATACTGCTTTGTCGAGCGTTACAAATCAACTTTGACTGGGAAATATCGCAAGGTTTCTGTAACGTATGGAAAGAAAACACCGCAAGTAGTAAAAGCAGCTACACAAGAATTAGAGCGCAAGATCAATAAGGCATTAGCTGAAGAAAGTGAATTTGTTCAAACCGCAACACTTTCGCAAGTGTCAACTGCCTTTTTAGAGCAGTATCAAAAGCGGGTCCAACCTAGCACTTATAAAAATGGTGCATTGTTTATCAAAAAATTTGTCGATGATTTTGGTCATGACACTATCATAAGCAATATTTCACAACGAAGTCTAAATCGTTACTTCAACGACATGTTATATAACAACGAACGAGATCTGACAAATGGAACTGTTCGAGCTATAAAAAATAAAGTGTCTGTCTTGTTTGATTTTGCTGTAACATATGGATATTTAAAAGATAATAATATCAAAAAGGTCAAGATCGAATGGAAAAATGAAAATGCTCGTAAAAGAAATCAAATAGAAAATAAGTATTTGACGCAAGATGAGTACAGAAAGATAATTGACGATTGTTTGATAAATGGTGCAGATCACTATGCTGATGTCTTCAAGCTGCAATACTTGACTGGCATGCGCTTTGGCGAAGCATCTGGCTTACGTGTTCAAGATGTGATCAAAGAAAACGGTAAAACTTATCTTGATATTAATCATTCACTCGTTTTCTTGAGCTCTCCATCACGTTACTATCTATCAGATTCTACTAAGACTTTTGCAGGGATGCGTAAGATAATCTTATCCCCTGAAGCTACAAAGATCGTTGAAAGACATATGCGTAACAAAGATCTAGATGCATTACTGTTTGCTTATAATCCATCAGCGCCCCATTTTGCTGATCAAAAGCCGCTCAACATCAACAACGCAAATACTATGCTAAAGCGCATAATTGAACGTCAGAAAATAGATAAAGATGTTACTACACACTATTTCAGACATACACATGTTTCGGTGCTTGCTGATATGGATGTTCCTTTACGTGTGATCAAAGATCGCATTGGGCATGCTGACACAAACATCACAGAAAAGATCTATATGCACGTGACTAAAAAGGCACGTCAAGACTTTGAAGCTAAGATAGCTCAAATTGATAATTTCCTGTGA